AAAGGGCCGCGGTCACCACGTCGGCACGTTCGCAGCGCTTGAGGATGAGCTTGCGCTGTGGACACCCGGCGACCCGTCGCCCAACCGGCTCGATGCACTGGTGTGGGCCATGACCGAACTGTTACAGCGCCCGGCGCGGCGCTCTAATTCGATGGCTTGAGAGGATGCACATGGCACAGGTCACAACAGACTTACAGATTGCGATTTCGGCGCTCAGCGGTAAGAAGTTTCGCTATGACCGGCTTTGGCGCTACTACGATGGCGAGGCGCCGCTCGTCTACACCTCCGAGCGCCTGCGCGATGTGTTCAGCGGTCTTGACGCCCGTTTCACCGAGAATTGGTGTGCTGTCGTCGTGGACAGCGTGTTGGATCGCATGGAATTGCGCACGCCGAACATCAGCGGCGACATGGCCGGTACGGCACACCTGTCCCAGCTTTGGGAAGAAACCGGCCTGGTAGACGATGAATACGCCATCCATGAAGATGTCGCGGTGACGGGCGAGTCGTTTGTCATCGCCTGGCCAGATGACGATGACATCCCGCAGGCGTTCCACAATGACGCCCGGCTGTGCCATGCGGAGTACGACAGTGAGAACCCGCGCCGGCTGCGCTTTGCCGCCAAGTGGTGGCAGGCTGATGGCGGCCTTGTGCGTTTGACGCTCTACTACCCCGACCGGTTGGAATACTACGTGAGCAAGCGCGCCTACCAGGCCGGCGAAGAACCGAGCGCGAAAGCGTTCGAGCCGTTCGGCGATGAGCCGGTGGCGGTCAATCCCTACGGTCAGATCCCGGTGTTCCATTTTCTGAGCAACCGACGCAAGGTCAAAAGCCAACTGGCCAACGCCTGGCCGGTGCAGGATATGGTCAACAAGGTTCTGTCCGACATGATGGTGGCGGCGGAGTTTGGCGCCTTCCCCCAGCGCTACGTCATCAGCATGGCCGGGGTGAAGGGGCTGAAAGCGGCGCCGAACAGCATCTGGGACTTGGTTGCGGGCGAGGATGGCATGCAGCCGACGACGGCCGGACAGTTTCCTGCCATGCCGCTATCCAACTACCTGGAAGCCATCAACAAGCTCACCGCCGACATCGGCATCATCACGCGCACACCGCGACACTACTTCTTCGTGCAAGGCGGTGACCCGTCGGGCGAGGCGCTGATTGCGATGGAGGCACCCCTCAACAAGAAAGTGGAGCGCCTGGCCGCAGCGCTTGAGCCGACCTGGCGCGACTTGGCAGCGTTTCTTCTGGCCCTGGACGGTATGGCAGCTCGTTCACAGGACATCGTAGCGGAGTACATGCCCGGAGCGACCGTCCAGCCGCGCACACAGGCGGAGATCCGTAAACTCAACGTCGAGGCGGGCATCCCCATCGATAATCTGTTGCGTGACGAGGGTTGGACGGAGGATGACCTTGCCGAACTGGACGACGACCGCAGGACTGAGCGCCTGCGACAGCGGAGCTATGCCGATGCGGTGCTGTCGGCGGCACAAACGGACTTTGACCGGGGCGAGGCTGTGTAATGCCACCGGTTGTCATCGATGTCATCAATGATTTTCGGGCCGGCCTGTTGCGCGCCGAACAAACGCAAATGGCCGAAGCCGCCCGGCGCTGGCTTGGCGTTGAGCAGGCGCTTCAGGCGCAAGCGGATGCACTGTCACAATGGATGGCGGGCGACGGACATGTTACCCGCGTCGAACACCTGATGCAGTCCCGGCGCTGGCAAGAGCTACAACGCCAGGTTGACGTCGAGATGCGCAAGTATTCAACGTACCTCGACGGGCGCATCGTCGATGGCCAGCGCAACATGGCGCTAAACGCCATCAGTCACAGCCAGGCGACGATCAACGCCATCTCCACCGAGGCGCAAATCGTTGTGCCGTTTAATCGCCTGCCTACCAGCGCCGTTGAGAATATGATCGGCTTAGCCGGCGACGGGTCGCCCGTGCGTGCGCTGCTTGACGAAGCGGCCGCGGCCGGCCCTGATGCGATGGCACAAGAGCTTGTCAACGGCATCGCCCTGGGCCGCAACCCGTTGGAAGTGGCGCGGCGGGCCATTCGTCAGGGGCTGGGGCAGTCGTTTACCCGCATGGCGACGATTGCCCGCACCGAACAATTGCGGGTGTACCGCGAGACGACGCTTCAGAGTTACCGGGCCGGCGGTGTCGTGGTCGGCTATCGTCGGTTGTCGGCGCGTGACCGGCGCGTGTGCCCCGGTTGCCTGATGGCCGATGGGCGTTTCTATCCGCTTGACCATACGTTCGACCAACACCCGAATTGTGTTGTGGGTGGGACTGTTATCAATAGTCCCACTGTTCTAGCGACTAGCAAACGATGGTTTGATGGTCAAGTAATCGAGATTCGTACCATCAACGGTCACATCCTGACCGTCACCCCGAATCATCCGGTATTGACCGATAAGGGCTGGATTGCTGCGCACTTGCTCCACGAAGGCGACAACGTAATCAGCAGCCTTAATGGACAACGGACAATACTGAGTGTTGACCCATATAGCAATGGCAAACCAACCATTATTGAGGATGTAATCGAATCGTTTTCTCGATCTAGCAGCATGATTTCCGTAAGCATGCCAACCTCCGCCAAAGATTTCCACGGCGACGGGGGATATGGCAATGTCAATATTGTACGGGCCAACAGCCTTTTGCAAGATAGGAGACAAACCGCGTTCGGTCAACCAATCAGCGAACAATCGTTCTCCGATAGTGGCATGCGCTCGCGTTCTTTCTTTGCCAATGGCGCGTTTCGACAAATCGTTATTAGTGCGCTGTTTACCTCTTACAGCATCATGGGCAGCGATGGCATAAGCGGCTTTTTGTTCAGGGGTTCTAGTAGATTGCAGCAACCGATTGGCTTCGGTTTGATTGCGGATAGCAATATTGTTTTCGATCAAACGGCGCCGGATTACGGTGCGGCTAGTGCTGTACTTCGCAGCAATAGCGTTTTCGGATTGGCCGGAAATATAGAGGGAGATCAATTCGTCAATCGGCAACGATATGCGCTTGCCTGGACTGGAGATATCGCGGCGTTTCAGATAGCGGAACAGAGTGGTATTGGAGATACTATATTTAGCCAAGATGGTATTGATATTGACGCCATCGACATAATCCCGGATTGCATTGTCAAGCTTACTAGCAGGCAGTTTAGTGGTCATGTCTATAATCTCCAGACGAGTACAGGTTGGTATATCGCTGAAGGTATTATAACACACAATTGCCGTTGTGCCGCGGTGCCCGTGCTGCGCGACGTGCCGCGCACGGAATACGAGACGGGGCAACAGTGGTTTCGGCGACAACCGGAAAACACGCAGCGCGCCATCCTGGGGCGCGGCCGCTTCGAAGCGTGGGCGACGGGACGCGCTACGCTCGATGACATGGTGGCGGTGCGCACTGATGATACTTGGGGCGATGCGATTGTACCGGTGAGGGTCAGCGATTTGTGAAGGTAGACGGCATGACGACTGAACAGGCGGCACAAATGGTAACGGTGATTGAGATTCGGGCGCGGCACGACCGTAATCGCCTGCTTGGCACCTATGACCCTGTGCGCCGTCTGCTGCGTCTATTCCACCGCGGCCAACAAATCACGGTGAATCTGGCGGAAGTGGAGTGCTTACCGATTCTGCCTATTGAACCTTACGCAGAGTCGTGATAGAATAGTAAGCATCGCCGGGGGAATGGCGAGTATCTAGAGCGCATCGAGCCCGGGGAGAGACATGGCAGACGAAACGACGACCGCCGACGGCGGGAACGAGACAGGGACCACTACTGGTGCCGCCGATGGCGCGAACGGTGGGGAGCGCACATTCACACAGGCCGATCTTGACCGCATTGTGACTGACCGACTCGCCAAAGAGAGGCAACGCTCCGAGGCGGCTACGGCAAAGGCGCGTGCGGACGCAGAGCGCAAGGCGGCGGAAGAGGCTGGCGAGTTCAAGAAGTTGTACGAGGGCACGGTCGCCAAGCTGCAAGAGGCCGAACAGCGGGCTGCTTCGGCGGCGCTGGCCGTGACTCGGCGCGATGTGGCGGCCCGGTTGAATGTGCCGGCGGCGTTGGCGGATCGGCTGCGCGGCGACACGCCGGAAGAGATCGAGGCGGACGCCAAGCAGCTTATGGCATCGCTCCCCAAGTCGGGCACCCCGCCGGCCAATGCCGGCAGTGGAGCCAAGCAGACGGGGGCGACGGATGCAAAATCGATGAATGCGTTTATCCGGGCAGCGTCCGGGGTAACGCAGTAGCAAGTTGAGGAGGACTACGTGGCGACATACAACTCGTTGATTTCCCGCACCGATGCGGCTTCCCTCATTCCAGAGGAAGTGGCGCGGGAGATCGTGCAGACTGTGCCGGAGCAGAGCGCCGTCGCTGCCGAACATGACCCGCGCGCAGCTGCGCATGCCTGTGTTGAGCGGCTTGATCACGGCTGGCTTTGTGGACGGTGACACCGGACTCAAGGAGACCAGCGAGATCAGTTGGGCCAACAAGTACGTGAACGCGGCTGAATTGGCCGTGATTGTCCCGATCCCGGAAACGGTGCTGTCGGATGTGGACTATGACGTGTGGGGCGAAGTGCGGCCCCGCATCCTGGAAGCGTTCGGCAAGGCGTTCGACCAGGCGGTGTTGTACGGCACCAACAAGCCGTCCGACTGGCCTGACGGGCTGGTGACGGGGGCGACGGCGGCCAGCCAGGCGGTGACCCTGGGCACCGGCGCCGACATCTACGACGACATCATGTCCGAGGATGGTGTGATTGCCCTGGTTGAAGAAGATGGTTTCATGGTCACCGGCCACATTGCGGCGCTGGCACTCCGTGCCAAGCTGCGTGGCCTACGTGACAACCAGGGGTTGCCCATCTTCGTGCGCACGGTGCAGACTGCCACGCCCTACGAACTGGACGGCGTCCCGGTTGACTTCCCCAAGAACGGGGCGGTGGATGCGGCCCAGAGTCTGCTCGTCAGCGGCGACTGGACGCAGTTGGTGTATGCCATTCGCCAGGACGTGACCTATAAGGTGCTGACCGAGGCGGTGATTACCAACGGCGCTGGCACGATTCAGTACAACCTGGCGCAGCAGGACATGGTGGCGCTGCGTGTGGTCATGCGCCTGGGGTGGCAGTTGCCGAATCCCGTCAACAACGTGAACCAGACCGAAGCGACCCGCTATCCGTTTGCGGTGCTGCTGCCGGCGGGCTGAGTCCGGGCGCAGTAGCGACGGCTGAGCGACTAGGGTAGAGATTTCAGGAGGACTTTCCGATGCGTGCACGACAGATGATTTTCGGCTCGCTGGCGGTGGCGATTGTGCTTTTTGCCGCGCTGGTACTGAGCATGGGCGGGCCGGCAAACGTGACGGCGGCTCCCTCGGCGGCCCCGACGCCCGTGAGCGTCAATCACAGTGGTTCGTTTGCCGATGTGCCGGTGTTCTACTCGACGGCAGTACTGACTGCCGATACTGGCAGCAATGCGCAGAACATTCAGAATCACCAGGTGATGGATTTGCAGTGGGGCATTGACCAGACGCTGCTGACCACGATGAACACTACCACGCTCAAGATCCAGTTTTCCAACGACGGCGTGAACTGGATTGACGGCGCCTCGTTCGTGTCGGCCAACGTGGCAGACGCCAACGACATGCAGCAGTACGCGATTTTCGGGCGATACGCGCGGGTCTACGCCGACGTGAGCAACACGAATCCGTTGACCCTGACCGTGATTGGAGTGGCCAAGTAGACATGGCGGTGACAGTTCCTGCGTCGTGGGTCGCCAGGCTGCGGCGCCTGGTGGCGGAACCGACAACCGACACCTATACGGACATCGACCTGAGCGAGTACATCAGTCGGTATCCGGTGGATGATGCCGACGGCTATGTGCCAACGGATATTGGTTGGGCGGGGAACTGGGATCTGAACCTGGCGGCGGCCGATGTGTGGGAGGAGAAGGCCGCGATGGTTGCCGCCAACTTCGATTTCGCAGCCGACGGCGGCGACTACAAACGCAGCCAGGCGTATGCGCAGGCGCTGCAGCAGGCCAGGAATTTCAGGGCCAGGCGGCAGACGGGCACGCTGACGATGGTGGCCACCCCGAAGCCGGCCGGCGCGG